CCCGCGATGTTCAGCCCGTCGCCCTCCTGTAAGCTCCGCGCCGTATCGCTGAGGGCGCAGCACAACCTCGGCGCGTCCATCCGGGCGATTACGCCGGGAATATCCACCAGCACGTTGGCGGTCTGACCGCGCTCATAGCGCACGCCGTACACGCAGCCGATCTTCTGCGTGCCGCCTATCGGCACGCCGTTCGCGTCCCGCTGCACGCGCCAGACCGACACGCAGACCGCGCCATACGCCGCCAGCGCGTGCCGAAACGTCGCTTCCGCCTGCCGCATTGCAAAGCCGCTCATCATGTGCCGTCCGCCCTTCCTGCCGGTTTTGTTCCGTTCGGGCGCACGCTCCGCGCTCTGCCCAGCCAGTAGGCGCGCTGATCCGGCAGCTCCGTGCCGCCCGACAGCCGCACCGCCGAGTTCTCCGCCTTGCGGATCAGCACGTCATACGCCGCGCGGCGCACGTCGCCCTCGTGCAGCTCCAGCAGCATCGCAAGCTGCGCATCCGTATACATCCGGGCGGATGCGGGCGGCGACATACAGCCGCAGCCCGTTTCCGTATCCCCGCCCGGCATGTCAAGCTCCTCGGTCAGCAGCTTGAGCCGTTCAAGGTCAGTCATACTTTTCACCTCGTCTGCAAAAACGTCCGGCTTTGTACGCTTCCGGCTTCACGGGA